TCTGCGGTGAATAGGACACGCATTCCTTCTGAAAGATCTACTCCATCTACGTTATATCCAATGCTACCCTCAATCGTGCTAAACACATCGCTGGTAAAATCATCAATCAAGTCGATATCAGTCTTGGCAAAGGTACCAAAGTTATAGAGCTTCAATCCTGCTTCAAACTCAATGATAGGACGCTTGGCACGCTGAGATTGATCAACTTCAACTTCTGTTCCGTTGATCACGGCAGAAGCTTCGATCACTTCGCGGTGGAACCAGCGGTTGTATCTCGTCCATGCGTTACGGTCGCGGCTTGCACGGTTGACGACGATGTAATCTTTGTCACCAGCATACGAAGATGCGTCAGCATACGGCAAGGTATCAAATCCTTCCGTATCAAACGGAACTTCTAGGTTCTCAGAATAGGCAGCAGGAATTTCTAGATCATTTGTATTGATGAGAACGATCTTCTCTCCAACTCCTTCAACATACCACTCGCCGGTAGCATAAATCCCTGGAGTGACGTCGCCTTGGAAATAAAGCTTCATTCCATTGCTAAGTGCGAATCCGGCAGAAGTCGTGTAGGTCTTCTTTCCTAGTATCTCGGCCTCTACGTCAATCTCGGTATTTTCCTCAATGTCATAGATCTTGAAGTAACCGCTGATGTTGACGTCATTCTTGGAGATGTAATATAGCTTGTCCGGAGCATTATCCGGTACGGTAAACTCAATGACACCATCCTCTACATAGACCACTGCAACCTCTTCAAGATCGTTATTGAAACGAGTGATGCCATCGTTGTAGATCTGAGAACGGTTGACTGATTCGCCCGGAGATACTCCACCTGGATTTGGCTCTACGATGAACGCACCGACATCATATGCTTCGCCGTCGTATAGAGCATCATCATAACGACCTGAAGCAAGAATGCCTTCGGTCGTAGCAACGAGGATTGCCTCGCCTGGTGTGAACGAACGTGATGTCGCAAATGCGATGGGATGGTTAGGGGTGTTGATCTCAAACCTATATGTCTGTCCTCGATACAGGTTTAGTTTTGGATTAGGTGTGAATCCATTTGGCGAGAAGATGAGAGCAAGGCTATCACCTTGATCCTCTAGGGTCACTGTATAGGTGGATTCTACTTCCTTTGCATTACCGCGCACAGGAATGGCCTGCGGGCCATTTGGCAACCAGTAATACTCACGGAAGTTAGATAGCTTGTCCCAGTTGATGTTTGGGTTCCACGCATAGTATTCCTGTGCATTCAAGATGCTATGGTTAGAGGTATTACCCTTGAACGCGGTAGTCTGGTTGATGAAATCCTGGTAATCCTTGTAGAAAAGGACATTGGATAGATCATCCTTGATGACCGTTGCTGGTTCAAGCTGGTAATCTGCACGCTGTTGTGTGACCGCTCCAATATAGGTATCATCACGCTTGCGTGCCTTTGATACTTGACGACCAAAATAACCAGAAAGTTTTTCGGCCACTCCTGGCTGGATCATCTGGTCCAGCGTTGAGTTTAGGAATTTCTCGTTAGTTGGAGTACGGAAGAAGCGAGGCAGGAATCTTGTGCTCTTGACTCCTTCGTTTGGCTTCTCTGGGTTCACCGGAAATTCATTTTGATTGTTATCATATGCCATTAGAAGTTAGTTCCTCCAAGCGTTGACATCGTAGAGAGTGAGTTGCTCTGTATACCTGTGTTTGGATCAACGCTCGTCGTTACGACCGTTCCGCCTGCCTGTAGGCGCGTCGCGGTGATCGCATCAATGATTTCAACATCATCAACGGTTGCTCCGTTGATGAACACTTCGTCTGCTTCAGAGCGTATCTCAAACAGGCTACCAAACACTTGGTTGGTCTGTACCGGAACGATTACCACTGATACTAGATCTGGTGCTAGTTGATTCATGATGTAAGTTGATAGTTCTGAGAAATAGAAAGTTTCACCAAACTCCCAATTCTCAAGAGCAAAATATTGGTTCATGGCTTCAATCACCCTTGTTTTGACATCGTTGTCATTGACGACAAGATCTGGATTCTTGACTACCTTGAAGACAGCACGAAGATCTGATTTGGCTTTTAGACCAAACAGGATCTTGTACTTAACTGGATTATAGATGACCTCATCGGAAATGGTCTTGATCTTGTCAAGCTCCTGACCAAAGCTCCGATAGAGCTCGTCGGATCCCGGAGGCAGTGGTGCCGATGCCCTCGCACCATCTAGATACTTGCGGAATTCTAGGTCATACCTTCTGGTCAACATATAGACATCCATGAGGTTGCTTGCGGCTGGATCAATTCGTGAGTTGGCATCTGCTGCATGGACATAGTAGAATCGTAGGCTATCTCTTCCAACGTATGCACGGTAGCCTGTCGTGACCACCAAGCGCACATTAGTCGCATCAACATACTTGAATACGTTAGTATTGACGATGTAGAAGATGTCTCCATCGTCATATTGGCTAAGTGATCCAATATCTTGTTCCTGATTCACTACGGTGATTCCTGCATCCGTCTGTGAGACATAACGGAAGTCTTCAACTCCATCCGGAGTGCGATATGCCTTCTGGAAAATGTACTTGTCCGTTGGGTTCGTAGACTCATCAACGATCTCATCGAATATGTCAATGTCATCTACCACGCCATCGTCATCACTGTCAAAGAAGCTGACCTGTATCTTTTTGGTATCAACATATCCTTCTCGATCTCTATACTCTTCAACGATTTGCCAATCGTAATCTGTCGTGAAAGGCGAAGTGCTATCAGGTTGTGTATTGATCGACATGACCTGGATCTTGTCCTTGACGATGTTTCCTGTCTTGTTGTCATAGATGGTATCTGACGAATCATAATAGAACTTGATCTCACGATCGCTCTCAAACACGTAACGAAGACCACGATAGGTAAGAGTATAGGATTCTCCGTTCGTCTGGAACAGTAGTATCCAGCTTGCATCGAGATTCTGGTTGCTCGTATCACCTATCTTACCGGTAGAGAAATCAGAATTGACGTCGATGTTCGTGCTGGTCACCAAGCGCCATTGACGGTTGGTTACGTCATATCGCAGACCAAAGGTGTTGAACGAAAATGTCTGGTCGATGATCTGTGTCCTTACCGGAGCCGTAATAGATGTTGCCAGCTTTGGTTTCAATTCCGTCAATATTGCATCCGAAGGAATGATATCATTGAACACGATAGGGCCTTGTCCTGTATCTTCATCAACGGTGATGCCACGTCCGGATACGCTGATAACCTTTGTCCACTTGTAAAGTCGAGCGCCAGGTGCTGAACCATCACCGACTGCTAGGGTACCATCACTCTTGAAGTAATACCCACTTGGAGGTTCAAACTTACAAAGCGTTCCTGGTTCAATGTTCTTCAGAGAGTTGGATGTAAACGATCCAACGGTATACGGAGCGTCATCGGTATCAATCAGATAACCTGTTGATCTGTTAGTCTCTGCGGTGTTCTGTACCCAAGATGCAGACAAGTCTGACGTAAAGATCTTTGGAAATTCCTTGTAATAGAAGTTCAGGATCTTCCTATCTTTTAGGATCGGTTCAATCGTGTTCAGTATGATTCCTTCGATATCAGTCTGGGTAGCAAACGTGAACGTCTGCCTTTCTTCAACTTCTTGACGATATAGGGCACCATCGACACCATATAGGTTGACCGTGCTGTACTTTCCGCTCGTGTCGATGAGATCGAAGTAACGGCTGATTCCGCTTGATGTGCGGTTAACCGCTTTGACTTTCACTATCTCCTGCGAGATGCCAAGCGGTGCTACATTGTAATCCTCTCCTGTGACCATCCTATTCTGTGTGTAATATGTGGATGGTGCGTTAGTACGGATGCTCTCATTTGATTCTGTAGTCGAACCATTGTCAACCGTAGTCTTTAGAGACAACCCGATCGTTAGCGTTTCTGTCGTTCCGGTACGAGACAGGTAAGGAACCTGTATGTTGATGTTTTGCATGTCAGGCGTCTGGATGATCACGCGCCTGTTTGCTGATGTGCGATAATAGACACGGAAGGTACCTTTTGGCAGGTTACCAAAGACCCCATCGCTGAAGATCAAGTTGATACGATCTTCGTTACGTGTCAGCACCGAGTAGAAATTACGGATGTTCTTGTTGAGTGAGTTGTAGATCACATTGTTGCCTTCTACGGCTTCAACTTTGGTCCAGTATTCAACCTCGTTGCCTTGGTCGTTCAACTTGTAAAGCCAGACATCGGTGTTGTTGATGTTTCGAGCATCGACGCCAATGATCTCGTTTGGAACAGGTGCGTTGACTGTGAACACTCCTTTGTCTAGAGATCCCTGTCGGAAATGACAGAAGAATCCTGTGTTAGAAGAGCCGGCGCCACGACCGTCATCACGGTATAGGCAAGCCAGGCTATTTGCTAGGATTGGAATTTCTTCAAGTATGTTGCCATCATCAAGATCGGTTGACACGATCTCGAACTGTGTGTCAATGCCTTCGATTGACTTGGAAAACTTATAGATTGAAAGGTCTGTATTGATAGCATTGAAACGATACTGTTCCGTTGGGATACCAGCAACCGTGTCCTTCTTGTCTGGGCGACCAAAGGTGCCGTTTAGTGGCAGCGCAGCATTCATGACCTTGATGAACTGCTCGTACCAATCCGAGTTTGCAGGATCATTCCAGACGATCGTCTGTCCTGCGAGATTGAAGTTGTTAGCGTCCAAGATCGTTTCCGTGGTACGGACGGAATCGAACTTCAGCAGGCCGTTCGCTGCTTGGTTACGCTTGACATTGTAGGAGAGGAGGCGTGCTAGACGCAGGATTGATTCGCGACGTTCTGCAAGTTCGATGAAGTTCTCACGTGCATTTAGATCAATACGGAATGACAGGTTCTGTCCAAGGAATGCAATGACATCAATCAGCGCGAGATACTCGCTGCTCTCAATGTAGTCATTGAAGTCCTCTGGGTAGTTTTCCCTTAGGTACGAAATCATCGTACGGCGAAGATTATCAAAGTCGTAGCTCTGGAAATCTGCGTTGCGGAAGCTCTGATAGATACGCTTCCAATCCTCTGCTACGAGGAGCCTATTCTGGCGATCAGTCGCTGACATTCACACGTTCTCCTGTTATACGATATTTATTCGATTCAGAAAAGTGCGCTGTTAATCTTTAGGAGATTAGACCGTTATTTCTGTCAAAGCGAAACTGCATTGATTCTGAGATATTGTAAGGCAAGTAAGTCAGGTCACACTCGATCTGGATGCCGTTATCAAAGCTATCAACGGTAACTTGGTTGACCACTATTCGTGGATCATAGTTGACGATCCCAGTCACGTTTTCTGCGATGGCTTCTTTCAGATCATCAGTCAATGGTTCAAAGATGACATCCCAGATGATCGTACCAAACTCAGGATTCTCAAGCTTCTCTCCTTGCCTGATATGGAAGTGATTGATGAGGTCCTGTTTGATCAACTCTAGATCATAGATTCGATAGTTGCGGCGATCAGGATCAACGGTACTAAGTCCACGATACGCACGCCCTTTTACTGGCTGGTCCTTTACTGAACCGCCTTTCACGTTCGTTCTTTTGATCAAGTTCTTTTCAAGTGATGCCATAGTAATACTTATCCGTCATAAGGTGGTGTCTTCCTTGAGGAATTCATCCGTGTTGAACAATGGGGTATCTGCAGACGCCGGTACA